TAACCTGATACATCTAAACGTGGTTTATCTGCATTAGCGTTGCTACCATCTAGCAATACTAATGTGCCGCCATAGCCCTTCAAAACAACCTCAGTTATATATTTGTCATTGCCAGAGTTGTCAGTCCATTTACGTGTCTGTAGCCTACCCTCAATATAAAGCTTAACACCTTTTTTAACATAGCGCTCTATCACAGATACAAGACCTTCAGAAAAGACACTTATTTTAGTCCATTCGGTTTTGCTTACATATTCTTGTGTTTTTTTATCACGCCATTTTTCTGTAGTGGCTAATGAAAAGTTAGCAACTTTGCCTCCATTATTAAATGTTTTAATTTCTGGATCACTACCAACATTACCAACTAAAATAACTTTGTTTACGCTACTCATTTTTACTCTCTTTCATTTTGTTAAGTTTTTCTATTAATTCATTTATCTCAGTATTTGCTTTAAGCATTTCTGATAATAATTCTTCTTGATACTCTTTATCTGCCTCAACTCTGCAAACTGCCATTTTTAGTCCATCTGGAAATCTAGGGTCATAGCCAACTGCGTCAACATATTGTCTGCCTGTGACTAACAGCTGCATTTGTAGCTGAACGCGGTACTCTTTTGCGTGCGCATCTTTCTCTAAATAGCCAACCATTTTAGCCATAGAAAAAGGACACTTTATTTCTATTAGGCCATCGTCATCAAGCAGACCATCTGGACTGCAAGTTATAAAGTCATATTCCGGGTGAATTACCATACCAACTTCTGCAACAGAAACATTGCGGTCAAATATGTAGTAATTTCGTGCTTCTGACTCTAAATCTGTTCCACGTTGCATAGCTGCATTGCTATACGTTGGCTCAACCACACCAGTCATGCGTTCTAAGGCTAATTGTGTTATCATATTAGCTCGACTACTACTGTAACCTGATTTGGTTTTAGCTACTAAAGCTTTAACGCGTGAAGCTGTTAATTTACCTGCACGCGCCGCAAACCAAGCATCTGAGCCTTGCTCTACATCTATAATATTCATTACTGTGCCTCCGCTTTTTCTGCGGCTATAATAGCAGCTTTTTGCTCAGACCAAGCTTTTTTAAGTGTAGCTAAGTCTGCATTATTACACTTTAGACTACGTATTTTTTTAGCAACAGCTTTTAAATCATCATCTTGCATAGATTCTGATATCTCTATAAGTAGTGGTTCTAAGTCTATTGACTTTACAGGATCATCTTTAGTGTGCGTTGCGCTATTACCATCATCATCTTCACTAGGGTGTGATATAGACAGTGCAGATGTGTATCCATATCTTTTTAAATAGGTCAAACAGCTACCCACAGTTTGTGGGTCAGCATTTTTTAACTTAGCTTCCGTATATGTTTCAAACCATTCACCAGAACTATGCACTATCCGCGTAGCTAGTACGATTGTGCTGTTATTTGTAATGCCGTCTTGCGATTGTATAATAAACAATTCGTTTTCTAACAGCGGTATTCTTGCTGCATCTATAACACTTGATAAAGTGCTGTAACTAGATCTAAAGTGTGGATTAGTGCCATCTTTAGCGGCACCTTTTATATCGCCTATTGCTTTGACCAAGGCTGGCGCAATCTTAGTAATTGTTTCTGATGTTTTCACGTTTTCCTCCATTTTTAAACTGTGATGACTTAGCCATAAAGTAATACGCAAAGCTTTGCAATAGTTAATCTGTTATTATTTTTACTAGACATTGTAAAAAATATCCTTATAGAATAGTGCTATGTACTTTAAAAAAGGAGTTTTATATGAAACATACTGTACAATCTATAATTGATAAATCAGGCGGCAAAGATGCTGTTTGCGAGATAATACCAAGTTTAAAACCTGATACACTGCGCAGCTGGAAGCGAATTGGTATCCCGGAGAAATATTGGGATAGACTTATTGATATGCACAAAACACGATTAACTGTTAATGATCTGCATAAATTAAATACTATTGTGCGCGGAGGATGGTAATGTGGGTGCTACCGAAAAATTACAAACTGTCATCAGCTTTTGCAGCGGATATGCTGGAATCGAAAGAGGACTTGAGCTTGCCGGGGCTAGACATAGAACAATCGCTTATGTGGAAATCGAAGCCTTCGCAATTGAAAACTTGGTGCAGAAGATGGAGAGAGGACTCATTCCTCCCGCACCTGTTTACACGAATCTTAAAACCTTCCCAGCGCATATCTTTCGAAACAAAGTTGACATCATCACTGGAGGATATCCATGTCAGGCATTTTCACACGCAGGAAAAAGACAAGGAAAAGACGACCCCCGACACTTATGGCCTTTCATTAGAAAACACATCGGTGCAATTAGACCTAATCGAGTATTGTTCGAAAACGTCGAAGGACACATATCGCTTGGACTCTCCACAGTCATTAGCGACTTGGAAGAAGATGGTTACGACGCAACGTGGGGAATATTCTCAGCGCGTGAAGTTGGCGCAAACCACCAGAGAAAGAGAGTATTCATCATGGCCGACACCAGCCACTAGAGATTATAAAGGTGGGCATAGTCCTGAAAATTGCAAAGCAAAAAATCGCAATCCAATGACAAACAGCCTACCAGATGCAGTAAGAGCTACAACCGATAGCAAAGCACTGAATCCAGATTGGGTGGAAAAACTAATGGGCGTGCCGAGGGGTTGGACTGCATTGGATGGCAATAGCAATGAATGGCAAAATAATTGGTCAGGTGATTGGGAAGGTAATACGCCTAGAACGTCTAATATAAAGAAACATAGAATATCCCGCATACGTATGCTTGGAAATGGCGTTGTTCCTGCAACAGCAGCTAAAGCTTGGACAGTTTTGTCTGCAAGATTAAATAAAGGAGAGTAAAATGAAAATACAAAAATACAATAAGAATGGTGTAGAGTCTTTCTATACAGAGCATCCGTATTTTAAGCGGATGATGCTGCACCGGGCAAAGCGCAGAAAAGATACGAGATCACAACATCATTGGCAGAACCTTGTGAATCAAGAAACTACAGATGCACTGAGGAGGCTGTTAGATGAAGTTTAGTGATTGTGATGATTACGTCAAATATAAGATTATACCTAATTATCTTTATGCTAAGATAGCGCTTGAGCAATGTGGTAAGTGTGGCTGTGGCTGTGGGAGGGACTTAGAATTTAAACAGCGGAGTATAAGAATTGAACACTTGGTGCAAAGGGCATTTGGGGGCAAAAATGAGGAATCTAATATAGCGCTCTGGTGTGTTAAGCCTTGCGCCCTCGCTAAAGATAGGAGAGATGCGGCTAACCGCAAAAAAGTTAGAAGCCTAAGAAAGTCTACGAAGAAAAGTCAGAAACCTAAGAAAAAAATACAAGGTCGTACAAAAATACAATCGCGTGGATTTGGCGACAGCTACAAACCTAACATAAAGGAAATTGATTGATGTATAAACGCAACAAATACAACGCGGTTAAAGTTAAAGACGATGGTATGACATTTGACAGCAAGCGGGAACACGCGAGATACTTGCACAACAAACAAAGATTGAAAGATGGTGAGATAACAGACTTGGAGATACATCCAGTCTATCAGATACTGGTTAATGACCAAAAGATATGTAGATATACTGCTGACAGCCAATACAGGAATAAAGAAGGCACATTAATAGTGGAAGATGTTAAATCACCTATAACTGCTAGAATGCCTAGGTTTCGGCTTATAAAGAAGCTCATGAAGGCTGTGCATAATATAACAATTTTAGAGGTATACTAAAAAAAGGGCAGTAGAAAGGATTAAAAACTACTGCCCAGTTGTCTGCATCTACGGGGAGGAAAACAAGCAGACACACATATTAATAAAGATATTGACGTAATTGTCTATATGCGATTACAATTAAACTGTAAAAAAGGAAAATAAAATGAGCTTACCATACTTCAACTACTACCCGAAAGACATGGGATTTAAAACAATGCACCTGACTTTAGCAGAGTTTGGCGCATACAATAGACTACTATCACTGTGTTGGACTACACCGGGCTGCACTATTCCAAAAGACATTGAATGGATTGCTAGAAAAATGCTTATTAGATCAGAGCAAGATAAAGCTATATTGTTAGCAATTTTAGATGAGTTTTTTATTGTCATAAAAGGGCAGTATGCAAATAAAAGATTGTTAGAAGAATATAAGAAAAGTGACAGCAAGTATAAAA